TTTCTATACGTTTGCTCTCATGACAAATGTCATAAGTCACGTATGGAACAGGACATGGGATTGAGTACAGCATCAGGTAGCAGAAACACTGACTACTTGTGTGCTCAAAACAGATTCAAGGTCGCAGGCTTAAATCTAATCACCAAGGAGGTAGATCCACTCAATCGACGTAGATCAATTCTACGACTGACGCCGTTGGGCGTTCGCATTAAAAACGAACTACTCAATGAATTAAATGGACTTCACAATCATTCCCAAAATACTGGATCCTAGAATCAACCATGTACTTCCAATGTCGGAGTACAAAAAGATTAAGCCTGATAAAATTAAAACTTTTTCAGAAGGCTTTTTCCACACACTGCAAACACTACCAACTTGGAGAGCATCTGAAACTCCAAGATCACAAGGTGGTGGCAATCAAAACAACATACGCTATTTAAATCAATTTTACTCTGTGTGGGGTGACCCGCCACTTGAAGCAATTGACCACGATTTAGTGCATGAAGTTGTTGCAGAGTTACAGGAGGGTACAAATAACAAAAACAGCACATATAACCGTGGTATTTCCATGGTTAAAAAGGTAATGCACCAATGTGCTCGTAGTAGGTATATCAAGTATGTACCTGTCATCGATAAACTCGATGAAGATGAACTTCGCGCACCTTCTTATTACAGAAAAGAGCAAGTAACTCGACTTATACAACTTGCACGAGAACGTGAGGATGATGCAATGGCTCAAGCTATTGAAATGTCAGCCTTCACAGGATTAAGACAAGCTGAGTTAAGACGATTACGTGTTGGTGATGTCGATTTTCATCAGAAAGTTCTAAAGATCGGCGGTACAGAAGCTACAAGAACCAAAGGACGAAACTACAGGGAGATTCCAATTGCATCAAATTTGATGCCAATACTTGAATACCGTGCAGCTTCGAGCCGTCCATTTAATGGTTACATTTTTGATGAGTTTCGTAACCAGTGGCATTTACATCGCCGCTGGAAAAGAGTTTGGAAACTCCTTAAATCGGAAGATTTAACTATTCAAAAATCACACCAATGGCGCAGCCTACGTAACTCCTTTGTTACTTGGGCACTAGATCAAGGAACGCCGATCATGACAGTTAAGAAGTGGGCTGGTCACAGCTCGGTCACTGTCACGGAAGGTTACAAAGCGAAGAATGACGATCATGATCATTCAGAAATGGAGCGAATGGCGTGCGTCGCGTAAGCCATAAAACAAGCTCTACCTTGCTTGTCAACGCTTCATAGACACCCCCGGAGTAAGCTGAGAACCCAATGGGGGCGTGGCGGAATCGGTAGACGCACGCGACTTAAAAAGGCGTGTTTCTACTGATCCACACGCGGACTAAATAAAGACACATCGCTCACAATCACTGCGCCGCAGTTCTATCCACTTGTGGATTGCGTGAAAACACGAATCTAGTGCGTCTAGTTGATCAACTATTACAAGTTATTACATGCCAACACCAGCCCAAATTGATGAACAAATCGCACTGGAAAGGCAGCAAATCAAGCAAGGTCTGGAGAAACTGCGCGACAACACCACACGGTTGCAGGACAAGGAATACGCCTCTGCCTCTGTCTATGGCATCAGCTCCATTGATCAGCTCCTGCCGCTGGTCATCGAGCGAATCAAGGACACAGCCCTTGAACGCGTTCACAAGGGGAAGACAGGTCATTGCTTCAAAGAAATCAAGGTATTTCTGTCAGACGTCGAACCTGAGGTAGCTGCTGCCATCGGCTGCAAGGTGACCTTTGACAAGGTCTTTTCAAGCAAGCTCAAGGCAAACCAGCTTCAGAACGTCACCGACGCCATAGGCACAGCCATTGAGCAGGAGTGCATGATCCGTCACTACGAACGGAACGTGCCAGGACTGCTGCACACGCTCAAAAAGAACTATTGGCATCGCTCCATCGGCACACAACAAAAAGTGGTGGTCATCAGAACACTGATGAACCGCTACGACGTTGACCACTGGAATGCGTGGGGAATCAAAAACCGAATCAAGCTCGGTGGCTGGCTGCTGGACTGCATCAGCGAAGCCAGTGGCTGGTTCGATCGGGAACTCAGACGTAAGGGTCGTAAGACCGAGACGTTCGTCATCCCCACACCTGAGTTCCTGGAAATTAGGGACGAAGTGATGTCTCAAGCAGAACTGTTCAGCCCGTTGGCGTGGCCGATGTTGATTGAACCGAATCCTTGGACGAACGACAGGCAAGGCGGATACGTCTTAAACGAGGTGATGAAGGGTTATCCGTTAGTTCGGCGGGGTGATCCCTGCCTTATACAGGGAGATAAGATCCTGGAGTTTGTCAATCAAATCCAGCGTGTTGCCTACACACTAAATCCATTCATTGTTGATGTTGCCAAGACACTTCAAGAACGAGGACATGTAGTAGGCAAGTTCGTCCCTGTCGTTGATTTGCCACTGCCAAACAAGCCATTAGACATCGACACTAATAAAGAGTCAGAGATGTCATACCGGCGAGCTGCAGCAGAGGTAATGAACCAAAACGCTCAGCAGTTCAAGCGTTCATGTCGTACAAGAATGACGATGAATGCTGTTGCTGTCTTTGAAGACAAAGAAGAATTCTATATCCCGTGGTCATGCGATTACCGTGGACGTGTCTACCCGATACCGTCCTTTCTTACACCACAGGACACAGACTTTGGAAAAAGTTTGTTGCTCTTCAAACAAAAGGCATTCATGACTCATGAAGCGGAAGATTGGCTTAGGTTTCAGGTAGCTACTACCAAAGGACTAGATAAGTCAACAATGGAGGATCGCATCAACGATACACTCCACAATCATGAGGTCATAACAAGAATTGCTACTGATCCTATTGGTAACATTGGTGACTGGGAATGTGTTGACGAGCCTTGGCAATACCTAGCTGCTTGTCATCACTACTACCATACTTGCATCTTATGTGACTGGAACTACACAAACCTACCTGTTGCTGTAGACGCTACATGCAGTGGTCTTCAGATACTTGCAGGACTAGCTAGAGATGCATCAACTGCACGTCTAGTTAATGTACTTCCAAGTGACAAACCACAAGATGCATACAAGGTCATTGCTGAAGTAGCAAAACCCAATGTTCCAGAATCTATCCGTCCACACATGGATAGAAAAACTACAAAAAGGACTGTCATGACAGTGCCTTACAACGCCAAACCTTTTTCAAATAGATCGTACATACGAGATGCATTGAAAGAGAAAGGCGTTGAGGTAGAGAAAGAGGTACTTACTGAAGTGGTCAACGCTGTACGCAGCGCAATGAATCAAGTAGTACCAGGACCGATGAGCGTAATGAAATGGATAGAAAAAGAAGTAGGTCTAGCAATCGATAGGGGTGCAGAAGAGATCAGATGGACAACACCATCTGGATTCAATGTAACCCAAAGGTTAATGAAGAAAGAAGTAGAGACTATTGAACTACAACTACTAGGTAGATGTCAGGTCAGGGTCGCTACAGAAGATGGAGACAAAGTAGATAAAACACACCATAAAAATGCAACTGCACCCAACCTAATTCATTCACTCGATGCAAGCCTCCTCGCACTATCTGCAATACGCTTCAACGCTCCGTTGGCCGTCATACACGACTCGGTTTTATGTCGTGCTACTGACATGTCTACTCTTTCAGCCATTGTTCGTGAGACATACATGCACTTATTTGCGGAACACGACTACTTAACTTCATGGGCTGAACAAATCGGAGCTGAATCCGAACCACCGATTATCGACACGCTACAACCAGAGTCGGTAATTGAATCCACCTATTTTTTCTGTTAATGACAAGAAACACATTTGTAACCGAACAGCCTGTAATCCTTGATGGATACCAAGCTGTTATGAAACCGTCTAAGTTTGGCTATTCACTGGCAGCTATTGTTGACCAGGCAATGATTGACAAGCTTGAAGACGATAGAACTGAGTCTCTTAAGTGGGCTGAATCTAAACTGAAGAATCCAAAGCGTTCAAGCTTGAAGCCTGAACCTTGGGAAGAAGTCAATGAAGGTCAGTACCGTATTAAGTTCAGTTGGAATGAAGACTCCAAGCCACCAGTAGTTGATACTGAAGGTACATTAATTACTGACGACCGAACTGCTATTTACAGTGGGTCAAAAGTCAAACTTGCTCTTTATCAGAAACCATACATCCTACGAGATGGTGTCACCTATGGCACTAGCTTGAAACTGAAAGGTATTCAGGTTGTCTCCTTGTCATCGTCAGCTGGCGTTGATGTTGGTGATATGTCTACTGAAGATGTTGCTGAACTGTTTGGCACCACCGCTGGATATAAGGTCTCAGAACCAAATGTCTTGCAAAACGAACCTAGCTCTGTAGAGGATAACGACGACTTCTGATGGTTGAATTTAATGTTGAAAAGGATGCAGCCACCGGGCTGTACAAAGGAACACTGACCGTGAACCTACCTGAGTTGTCTGCGACTCGATATAAGGCAGACCGAAATGATTTCAAATATGAGATGCGACGAGCTATCAGTGAAATCGTTGAAGAGATTATTGAAAAAGGAATCGAAGACTGATGGCGTTTCGCTCAGGTCTCGAAGAGCGGGTTGCTGACCTGCTCGTTGATCTGGGTGTCAAATACGAATATGAATCTACCAAGGTCGATTATGTTATATCTCATATCTATACTCCTGATTTCGTACTTCCTAACGGGGTGATTCTGGAGTGCAAAGGATATTGGGATGCAGCTGATAGACGCAAGATCAAGACAGTAAAAACACAACATCCTGAACTTGATTTACGCATGGTGTTTCAGGCACCCTTTAATACAATCAGCAAAAAGTCAAAGACAACCTACGCAAAATACTGCGAAAAATTAGGAATCCCCTGGACTAGCTTTGCAACAATACCAATCAACTGGCTCGTCTGAGTCAGAGTTTATTAGACACATACCGTGTCAAGAATGTGGCTCATCTGATGCAAATAGCTTGTATTCAGATGGTCACACCTTTTGTTTTAGATGTCATGCAAGGACGCATGGCAATAACACCACCATTCACAATCAACAAGTGTCAAATGTACAACTCGAAGGATCAGCCGGAAGACTGCAATCAAGAGGAATTTCAGAGCGTACTTGTGAACAGTTCAAAACATACAAAGATGGTCAAGGGCTCTTACGCCACTATTATTTCGACAGTAATGGCAAGGTTGTTGGGGCAAAGGTAAGGACAAAGGATAAAGATTTTCGTTGTGAGGGAGAGGTTAAAACCCTCTTTGGAATGCAGAACTTCCGTCACAAGACGACAAGTAAAACATCGAAGCTTGTCATTACTGAAGGTGAGATGGATGCTATGTCCGTCTGGGAAGCACAGCCCAACTGGGACGTAGTTTCTATACCAAATGGTGCGCAATCAGCGAAAAAAGCATTCCAAAACAACTACGAATGGATCAACTACTACGACAAGGTAGTGATCTTTTTCGATAACGATGAAGCGGGCCAGAAGGCTGCAAAAGAAGCAGCAAGTGTATTACCACCTGGCAAGGCTTTCATCGGCTTTCTAGAGGACTACAAGGATGCTTCAGAGGCACTCCAGGCGGGTGACAGTGAAGCTATCAGAGCAGTACATAACTACGACCATCTTCAATACCAACCTGACGGAATTGTCGATGCAAAAACACTACTCGAATTAGTAACTACACCATCACCACCTGCAGATCATGACTACCCGTTCAAAGGATTACAAGACAAGTTACATGGGATCCGATACGGAGAGCTTGTCACGCTTACTGCAGGTTCTGGGGTCGGAAAAAGCTCCATTCTCAGAGAAATATGTGCTGACCTTCTCAGTAAAGGGGAGCGGTGCGGTTATTTGGCGCTTGAGGAATCTAATCGAAGAACAGCCCTTGGACTCATGTCTGTCGCCGCTAGAAAGTCTCTACACCTCGGAGAACAACAACGAAGCGAGCTAACAGAGATCTTTGACCAGACTATTGCTAAATGGAATCTTCACCTGTTTGACGGGTTTGGATCTTATGACCCTGATCATATCTATAACCGCATTGAATATATGGCTGCTGGCCTTGAAACAAAGGTCATCTTCCTTGATCACCTGAGCATTCTTTTGAGTGGTCTTGAAGGTGATGAACGTCGAATGATCGACACAACAATGACAAAACTAAGGTCATTAGTTGAACGCACAGGCATAGCAATGTTTCTTGTTTGCCATACAACTACACCACCAAATGGACAATCACATGAAGAGGGTGGACGTGTACAACTCCGATCTCTCAGAGGCAGCAGAAGTATTGGCCAATTATCAGATGCAGTTATTGCACTCGAAAGAGATCAACAGAGTGATTCTGAACGGAATGCTACAACAGTGCGAGTCCTTAAAAATCGCTATTCAGGCGAAGTTGGTGAAGCTTGCCAACTGAATTACGACCTCAATACTTGTAAATTTAATGAAACTGAATCCCATTCCGAGTTCGATCCAACAACAGATTTTTAAAGCTGAACAGGATGCTTACTTGAAACGACCTAATCCACCTACACCTGAAGCTGTACAAAGGGCTCAGTTTGTAGACAAAACATACGAATGGAAAAATGCTGGTATTCGACCTGGAGACAAACGGGCTACTGAATGATGTTACCAAGATCCACTGCCTTGTTATTTACGATAGCGAAGCTGATCAAACGATTATCTACAACGATGAAGGTAATCAAGAGCCGGTGGTACGTGGCATTCAACGACTAGAAGATGCTGATGTACTAGTTGGACATAACATCATTGGATATGACATTCCAGTCATTCAAAAACTATATCCATGGTTTGACCCAAAGTCTTTGATAGTTGACACCTTATTGCTGTCACGTCTATATCACACAGACATGTTGGATGTAGACAGGAAGCTAGACAAACCAAACATGCCATTACAACTACGGGGTAGACACTCCTTAGAAGCATATGGGTACAGGTTAGGTGAATACAAAGGAGAGTTTGGAAAGACTTCGGATTGGCAGGAATGGTCACCAGAAATGGAGACATACTGCGCACAAGATGTAAACGTCACAATCAAACTATGCGACCACTTCCACAAATACCTGAGTGGGTCAAATTAGAGCACAAAGTAGCTCAGATACTTACTAAACAAGAAATACATGGATGGCATTTTGATGAACGCGCTGCATGGGAACTTGCATCGACTCTCCGAAAAGAGCTTGAACAAACTTGTGAACTACTACATAACAGGCACCCTTTCGTTGCCGGATCACTATTTACTCCTAAACGAGATAATCGGCCCCAAGGCTATGTCAAAGGCACTGGTCGTACCGAAAAACACGAACACTGCGGTCAGCTCCAAGAAATAGAAGAGTGCTCATTTACTCGATTAAAAGAAACAAATCCCACATCTAGAGATCATATTTCATGGATCCTGCAAACATTTCATGGCTGGAAGCCGACTCAGATGAGTCCTACTGGGAAGCCGATTATCGACGAAGTTGTACTGAAGGAGACGGCTGCATCAGGTGGGCCATCGATTGCTTTGGAATTTCTGAAATGTCTCGATATTACGAAGAGCTTGGGGATGATCTCCGAAGGCACCAACGCATGGCTCAAGCTGAATACGAATGCTAACCGGATACATCATCATGCAAGCGTTGCAACGAGCACACACAGGTGCGCCCATAGAAACCCAAACCTCGCACAGGTTAAAAATGAAAAAGAATTCAGAAAACTCTTCACTGCAACACCAGGACAACTCATGGTTGGTGCTGATCTTGCAGGTATTGAACTTAGGATGCTCGCTCACTACCTTGGTCGTTTTGATGGCGGGCGTTATGCAGATATCCTCCTCAATGGAGACATTCACCAAGTTAATGCCGACGCCATCGGGGTTACTAGGAGACAAGTTAAAACCATCAGCTATGCCTTCATCTATGGTGCCGGAAATTCCAAGATTGGGTTTTCCTATGACTCAGCCTTAAGTGAAGCACAAGCTAAAAAGAAAGGCAAAGAAATTAGAGAAGCATTTGTTTCTGCTATTGATGGATTGTCGGAACTACTGGAAGCAGTTAAAAAGAAAGTTACGCAGACGGGACTTATTTTAAGCATTGATGGTAGACCCATTAAAGTAGATAGTCCTCATAAGTCTTTAAACTTCTTGCTTCAATCCGGGGCAGCGTGCGTAGCTAAGCGGTGGATGGTTATTAACGACGAAACTATTAAACAAACAGGGTTGTGTGCATCACAACTCGCATTTATACATGACGAATTACAATTCGAGTGCGCCCCAGAACACGCAGCAGATTTATCAACATCCTTGGTATATTCAGCTGCAGCGGCTGGAGAGTACTACAACTTACGAATCCCCATCGAAGCAGAAGCTAAGCAAGGAAAAGACTGGTCAGAGGTGCATTGATGAAACTACTCATTGATGCTGACTACATCGTCTATAAAGCATGTGCTGGAGCTGAAGAAGATATTGATTGGGGTGATGACGTAATCACTGTTGTCAGTCGCTTCTCTGAAGCTATGAAGCTGGTAGAACGTGACTTAACACGAATCAAGAACGAGTTTATGTGGGACATTCCCACACTCATCTTGTTTTTTAGTGACTCCGAAAATTTTAGGAAAAAAATTTACCCGGAATACAAGGGTCATCGAAATAGAAAGAAGCCATGTGGCTATAGAAAAGTTATCTCACAATTAGCGGAGAGATATGAAGTCATTCGATTACCAGAGCTTGAAGCTGACGATGCGATGGGCATTTATGCAACAGCCAATCCTGATAATATTATTTGCTCTCCAGATAAGGACATGCGTCAAATACCTGGCAAACTATATGACATGAAGGAGTTGACAACTGTTGACCCTGTAGAAGGTGCAAGGTGGCATCTAATACAGACGTTAGCCGGAGATCAAACCGATGGATATGCTGGAGTACCAGGAATAGGAGTTAAAAGAGCAGTCAGTTTATTTGAAGAGGATGGTTATACCTGGAAGACTGTAGTAAAAGCATTTGAATCCAAAGGACTGACTGAAGAAGATGCGTTACTGAATGCACGGCTGGCAAAGATCCTTACCTATACAGATTATGACCCAATCGAACATACCGTCATTCCATGGACCCCCGATGCCGATTATCGAGCCGACAATGGAACAGTCGTTCAAGCTGAGAAGGCTTGAAGATCTACTACCACAAGCAGATAAGGCAGACATCATCACACTATTCATGGCACTGCAAAGACAGAACTTTGCGTTAGCCAACACCGTATCCAACCTAGTAAAACAATGGCCGATTCACCTGCCTACTACACCAGAGGCACCATCGAATGTTGGGACTTCATCAGAGACCAGCAATTAAATTATCACCTTGGATGTGCAGTGAAGTACATCTGCCGCGCTGGGCATAAAGACAGCAAAGAACAAGACATAGAAAAAGCTATCCACTATCTACAAAATGAGTTACAGCACACATATGCAGAGTCAGAGCTTGATGGATCAGGCGGAAGAGTTCCGAGCAGCGTATTCTCTCTCCCAGAACGCTTCTGAACGTGACGTACAGAAAGCACTGATTGATGAGGAATGGAGTGAGTTCCACGAAGCATTCCACTTCAAGGATGAAGCAGAACAACTCAAAGAACTAGCTGACCTTGTATATGTGGCTTATCAAATGGCTGCATCTCAGGATTGGGATCTGGACGAGGCAATGCGTCGTGTCCACACATCAAATATGTCGAAGCTGGGTGAAGATGGCAAACCTATCTACCGAGCAGACGGAAAGGTCTTGAAAGGACCGAACTACAAACCACCTTATTTGAACGATCTAATTATCGAATGACCACATCATATATCTCACGTACTGGACGTGTACAATCGTGGCTCGACAATCCTGAGTCACGGCTTCCAGTTTCATGCACTGTCTTCGTTGTTGAAGACACTATGGAGGGCGACAATGGACTTGAAGCATCGTGGCGCTACGCCAGCTTTGGTCTCAGACATGGAGCAGGTGTTGCGATTCACTTGTCGAAACTGCGACCCAGAGGCTCAGAAAACGGTAAGGGACTTGTTGCATCTGGCCCAGTCTCTTTCGGAAAAATCTATTCAACACTAAATGAAATCCTCCGTCGTGGAGGAGTGTACAAAAATGGAGCGATTGTTCTTCACCTCGATCTCTCCCACCCAGACGCTTTGGAGTTCATTAATACACCTAGATCAGAACTCCCTTGGGTTAAACGCTGCATCAATATCACAGATGAGTGGTGGGAAGAATGCAAGTTCAAACCAGACTTGCTACACGGAATTAAATCAGGCGACATCTGGCTAAACAAAGTTAAGTATGACAATGAAGGAAAACGAATCCGAGGAAATGTATGCCTTGAAGTATATCTGCCCTCACGAGGCACTTGCTTGTTGCAACATATCAACTTGGGTGCCTGTGTGTACGGGGACATCCCAAAAGCTTTCGTTCAAGGTATGCAGGAGTTGTGTGAACTCCACGGTAAAACTGGTGTTGGCGATTCAGGAGAGTATCTCCCCTCAGTCGTTGACAGACAAGTTGGACTTGGAATGCTCGGGCTCGCCAATCTCCTACGGCGGTACGGCGTAACCTACGAGCAGTTCGGCACGGCCCTGGAGCAGTACATCGCAGGTAAGACTGTGAAGAGTCCTGCTTACAAGCTCGTCTACGCAATTGATGAAGGCATCAACAAGGCTGCCTGCATTGCACGACAGAACGACATGGTCCGTGCCTTTGCTATTGCTCCGACTGCTAGTTGCAGTTACAGGAGTAAGGATCTAGATGGGTACACCTGTACACCAGAGATTGCACCACCTATTAACCGGACAGTAGACCGTGACAGCGGTACGTTCGGTGTACAAACATATGAATATGGCGATGTAGAAATCGCTAGTGAAGTTGGTTGGGACAGTTACAAGCGTGTTGCTGATGGCATCATG